TCTGTGGAGTTGAGTTGCCACCTGCTTGCGCAGACGCGTTACCGCCGGGTGCGTAGTGAAATCCGCCAATTTTACGTGCATTAGTCGCAGGTGGTGAGGTAAAGCTTGTGGTTGCTTCTAATGTACCATCAGGCTTTAACCAGACTGCGTAGTCAGTACCTGTCGTAGCTGTAGGCATTGTGATAGCTGTGCCTGATGCGATTGTTAATACTGAGCCGCCTGCTTCTGCATAAAAATCTTGGCTAGTGTCTACTGTAAAATTGCCTGTCTTTGTGAATAAAACGATTGAGGAATTTGATTTTTTGAATATTTTAGCCGATGTAAGCAGGTCTGCTTTGGCGTCCAGCAGCCCGTCAACTTCTGTCTCGCTGTAAGTCGTCGCCTTGTCTGCTTTTTCATCAAGAAAAGACTTGCCCGCCAGCACAAACGACAGGTCCGTGGTACCCAGGGTGATATCTGCGTCCGTAGCCAGCTGCCAGATCGAATTTGCGTTTTCGATGCCCTCGGATATCGGCACCAACATAGCCGGCGGCAACTTGACCGCTTCGTCTGCGTCTTCGGACCGGATCCAATCCGAGCTTGAGGCAATGTATATGCCGTTTACCGTCTGGGCGACCTGATTTTTTACAAGCACCCGGTCAGCCTCTGATAGTAAAACGCCGTCCACAGTCTGCAAACCGGTAAGCGTGATCTCTGCATCAGTGGCCACGCGCACCGGCTCCTTACTGGCCCGCTGCTGGTGGTCATCGACCACCTGTTTCAATGATGCGTATGCCCCTGAATCCACGGTCATGCTCAGGCTTGCATCCGCGGAAATAGTAGTGCGCATGATTAAATCGGTTTCAATCAGGGTTGCACCGCCTGCGGCCGGAAAATAATCGCCCTGTTCTCCCGCGTTGGTTATTGAGTACAGAATTTCTCCCAGATCCGGATCCTGAGCAAAAATTCCGAGCTCCGCCAGGTAATACCCGGTGGAAAGCCACTCGTTTGAAAGCACAGTGGAAATCTCTGTAACCACGTCATCTACCCGCGCCACGCTATTGACGGCAAGCTCCTGGCGCTGGTCAATCAGGGCGTACAGATCAGACAGAGCTATCCGCAAATGGTCTATTGTCTCGGCCAGCTTCTGAGCCACTGCGGCTGCGCTGTCCAGCCCGTCAAGAGCCACATGGATGCCAACACGGGCTGCCAGGCCGGGATCGATTCCACTGCCATCAATGGAAAACCACACATAAAAGTCAATATAAGGCGAGCTGATATGAAACCGCTCCCCGCCGGCCAGATCTCCTGCGGCCAGGCATTGGATTGCAGTCTCTGCTTTTGTGGTACTATCACCGACCACCTCCGTAGTAATGCTAAAACCGGTATCCACATCAGACGCGCCGGCTGCACCGTTTTCCGTCCGCGCCACGGTCACTGTGTCGTCACTTGCCGTAGCGGTAAAGGGCGCATTGTCCGGCGGCAACCGTCCGGCGCCGGTAGCGGCCATGGTAAAGCTCAGCGTGTCCCCGGCCTGTACTTTTGCCAACAGAGCCTCTCCTTTTGTAGTCAGCACAAATCCTGGAAACTTCATATCCTTCTCCTTTGATTAATCTATCATCACCCGGCCGCGGGTAATATGCGTGCCGGAAAAAAAGCAATACTGCGAATCTGTCAATTCTACCGAAAGTATATACGGCAACACCATTGTTTCCGGCTTTACCCAGAGGCCCATCCGGCAAAAGAGTGGCCACATGTCTCCCTCCTGAGCCAGGCGCAGGCTGCCCCAGGACCGGACATTTTTATAAGCCTCAATATTGCTCATCATCCCCAAGACAGCCTCCCGGGAAAGTGGATCTGCAATCGCCTGCACGCGCACCCGAAAGTAATATGGGTCGCCCCCATACTCCCACCACTCCTCTAGGCCAATGGGCACGCCGACTGCAGCCATTGCCTGCTCCACAGCCCAAGGGGTTCCTTTCTTTCTGTGTATGACAAGGGCAATAGGAATCAAATCCCTTTTGTTTTCCACCGGCAGATCCGAGCGCCAGGCATCCACCTGTAGCTGCCAGGCCAGATGATCCAGCACGTCACTGGATAACGTGTCGAGCCTGGAAAACAGCCGCGGTACTTCGCATAATGCAGATACCTTTCTGATCTCGGCATCCAGGGCGGCAATGGCCGCAGCCACTCGCTGGTCATCTTTGATGCTGTCGGGCACCAGGTCTTTTAAGCTGATGCTTTGGATTTTATCAGGCATCTTCAATTCCCCGGTAATTGACTGTAACCGTATATTCCAGGGCCACTTCGGTCTTGTCGAGCACCACAAAGATCGGACTGGACACATCCACCCGCTTGGCCCCGGCTTCCATCATCTTCCGCACCAGCTCTGATGGATTGATGTCTCTTCCAATGGCCCCTTTTTGCCAGCCCGCAAAAATCTCTACGGCATCTTCCACGGCTGCCTGGATGTTTGTTGTCTGGGAGGCGTCGGCCTCGCTGACCCAGTAATCCACAGTGATGTCATAATTAAATGCCGTTGGGGCCAGCACATTAACCTGATCTGTAAGCGGGCGCACGTCATTACTTGTCAATACATCTGCAACCTGGTCCAGTAGATCACTGTCCGGAAGTTCGCCGCCGGTCATAAGCGGCCGAATCTCTATCACTCCGGGCGTCGGGCTGATTACGGTAACATCGATTATAGACTGATTCGCAGATCTGGCCCAGTATCGATATGCCGGGGCCGGCCCGGCCACGGAAAAAGACGAGGGGGCCAGGCGGATACGGTCACGCAAGTTTTCGTCCCCTTCTTCTTCTGAGCCGCCGGTGCTCACCGTGGTGTTTCTCACGGCGTCGATATACTCCATGGGCTCAACAAGGGTGTCAATTTGCCCGGGTTTGCGGCCGTTTCCTTCCGTGCCGACTGTGGTGCACTGCGCTGTTGCCGTGCCAGAAAGATCTCCTGCGGAAATGTCCATGGCTTCGGTTGTCTCCCATACAAGGCGGCCGTCCGTGGCTGCTGTGCCTTTGGTAATGGTGTAAACATCTTGCCTTGCCTCAGACAAAACAAATTCCAGGGTGACAACAGAGGGCTGGGGATAGAGCCGATAAACCCCGAGCAACTCACCAAGCACGTCCAGGTAATCGTCTTGTGCGTAAGAAAGCAGATTCATCTTCCCGGCAAAATCAATAATAGAGCGCTGCTGTACCAACAAAGTAGCAATGGAGAGCAGAAACAGCCGCACCGGATCGCCGGGATACAACTTGCGGCCGGATATCGCCTCATAAGCGGTGATCACTTCAGTTTCGATGATGCCGGCGTCTTTTTCTGTAAATTTAATTTCTGGCAGTTCAGGCATTGATCCGTATCCTTACTCTGGGTTTCAGCGCCCCGGAAAGCCCGTCTCCATCAAAACTGACTTTTGTGATTTCCGCACGGGGCTCATATCTTTTTATCGCTGCAATAATGTCTGCAGAGATACCTGCTTTTGCGCGGGGCAATGGCTGGTCAACAACGGATGCATCCAGGCCGAAGTCCCGGCGCAGCGGTACGTCATATTTGCGGGTAGACAGAATTGTTTTAACGTTTTGCACAATTTCGGCGGCCTCTTCTATGGGTGCAAAATCAACAAGTCCCGGATCGGTTAAAATATCAATTTCCCGGCTCATTATCGACATATTCCTTTATGCGTATGGTCAGATCAGAGACGATCACGCGGCCCCGGTTGTCAACATGCCGCCACTCCTCGGTCACCTCTGTGATGACAAAATCCCCTCTGTACTCATCGGCCAGGGAGAGGGGCAAAACAACACCTTCGGCAACCGCCCGGAGAATCCGATCGGTCTCCGCGCCCGGATCTACTCCGTAAAAAGCATCCAGACGCATAGAAAACCGGATTTCCGCCACGTCCGGGCCAGAAAACTCCAACTCCGGCTTTTTGCCGTGAAGATTGTGCGTGGCCCACCGGCCGGTGGTTTTGCGGCTAAAGCCACGAAAAGTCCGGGCTTTTTCCGAACTAACCTCAAATACGATGTCTCCGAGATATCCAATCATAATTAACTTTTGCGCCTCTCTACATCGGCGGGTCCGTGGGGCCGCCGGAATCGTTTTCAAGGTGCACATGACCCAGAAAAGATATTCCGGAAATAATAACATCCCCGTTAACCGTCACACCCCCGGTAAATTCAGACCCATCCCCTGCTTCTCCTCCCCCTTGGGTCAAGGGACCGTCCAGAAAGATATTGCCATGGATATTAACCTGAGGCGCAGAAACATCCGCCTTTGTCCCGGCCTCTGCATTGATATCTGCCTGAGCCTGGGCTGAAATGCTGCCGGTGGTGATAATATCCGCATCACCTTTTACGTTGGCTATTAGATTGTGGGCCACCCGATCGTATTCCAGCCAGGTTCCATCATCAAAAAGTAGATGACGCTTGTTGCGGTCCTTTACCGGAGGAGTGTCGGCATGGTTGTATGCGCTGCCCAAAACAAACCCTTGCTCCGGGCCGGAGGGCAAAAATACGCAGACTACCATCTCATCCACATCCGGCATAGCGTAATCCTTGTTTTTCAGCGTCTGGGGCACCAGCACCGGCAAGTTGTAACTCACCTTCCCGTCCCGGTCTGCAAATGTGACCCGGACGGTGCCGGCATTATCATCCACGGCAGACACCTGACCGACCCGAACGATATCGTCTAGCCGGTCAGAGACTTCCCGGATTTTTCGTTCCAATTCATCAATCATTTTCCGCCCTCTGCACGTCTATCCGGGTAGTATAACCGCCGGAAATTCCATGGACCGCCTTGGTGATCAAATATTTGTCGGAAAAAGCCCCAAAGCCTTCCAGCATCACATTCACGCCGGCCACCAACCCCGGTTTACCGGAAAGGGATACGGATCCGGCCACCTCTCGTTTGTTTTTTTGATACAGCAGGTTTTTTGCGCGCTGCTTGGCCTGTGTGTAGGAATGCACCCGGCGGTTGTCCACCAGCACCTGGCCGGAAGAGATATTTTTTGCTTCATGGGTGTATTCAAAGGTTTTTTTAACGATTGCATCATAATATTTCACCCGGCAAGCTCGATATATGTCATGAGCCTGGGCCCGAAAGTTGCAGTCAATGATCCCACTGTTTTTTTGTATGGTCGAAACAGCAGCTTTTTTGCCGTATTCCGCCTCGTCAAAGATTACCAGGCGGCTATCTGTCACCTTTACTGCCAGGCCCGCATCTTCGCAGAGCCGCTGGAGAAAGGCCAGGTCGCTTTCTCCCCGCTGATCTATCCGGTCATAATCCACGTTTATGCCCACATCAAAAAACATCTGCAGACCGGCATTGCCCGCCAACTCGGCGGCAATGCCGAAAAGGGAGGTGGATTCCCACGCCTGGTTTTTTTTCTCCCTTCGGAGGCTGCCGTCCACAGGCGTAGATACGGCCTGAATTTTCAATGCCTGCGGCGGAAAGGAAAAATCCAGCTCATCTACGGAAAATTCGCCGCAGAAAAGCCGTGCCTGGTCGCCGGTAGCATCCCAGTGCCGGGTAATAATCGCCGCTTTAATCCGGTCGGATTTTTGCGGAAACCAGTCCGAAAGCCATTTGCCAGACCTGTCATTTAAGGCCACGGAAACTTCATCCACCTTGCCGTGAATATTATCTGTATAAGAAAACCCCTCCATGAACGGGGCCACGTCCTCGGATATATCCACGCCCTCATATATCAGCTCCACCTGTGTGCGCCGTGCAGTCATGGTTTATCCCCTTTTCCAGGGCGGCAGAGTTTCAGGCATGGATTCGTCGATTTTCGGCACAACCAGCCGAGCCCCGGCGGCAAAAAACACAATTTCCCGGTGTGCTGTATTTGCGGTAATCAGCCGATCCATGTATTTTTCCGCGCCGTAAACTTTCTTGGAAACAATATCCCAAGTATCACCCTGAATGGTCACGTAATCATCAGGCAAAAGACAACCTCCTTTCGCGCCGGAATACAGCCCGCATACGATCAGCCAGATAGTCCGACCCGGCACGGATGCCTTGTTCCGCCTGCTGCCGTACGTCTCCGTCACCATTTACATAAATGGTGGGATTATAGTTGATTTCCACGGACGGCCG